CGTTCGGGCGGCGTCATGCGCAGCGAGAGCGGCGCATAACGCATCAAAGGCAGTGGTCCACGTGAACCCTTCAAAGCGGGCCACACCGTCTGAGTCGAGCGTCTTCTCTCTTAGCTTGGTTTGCACGACAAGCAAGACGCGGACGGCGGCGGCGAGCCGGTCGGCGTCCGCACGCGCCGCGTCACGAGCGGCTTCAATGCCTTCGATCACTCCCGCGAGGTAATGGGCGATCTTGTCGCGCTCAGCCCCACCCTCGTCGCAGAGGCGGCGGGTAGGGCACGGCCACGGCTTGAAGCATTGCGCACAGCCGACAACGTACGGGGTTATGTCGACGGCTTTCCGTGTTTGCGCCGTGTGCAGCTCGGCGATGCGTTCGAGCGCGCTCACGGCAACCTCTCCTTCGCTCGACGCAGCAGGTCGGGTTCAGCCCCCCGCAGTAGTGTGATGAGGCGTGTGTATGGGTACGGCCGCTTGCGGGAGACGATGCGACGACGTTGCCGCTCGGACTGGCCACCCCACGTGCCGTGCTCGATCTTGTTCGCCAGCGCGTAGGCGAGACACGTCGCCCGTACCGGACACACGTTGCACTTCCGCCGCTGCTCGACGATCGGTGCGTCGAAGAACCCGAGGTCGGAGGCGCACCGCGCCTCCGACCTCCAGGCCTCCCGCTCGAGCAGGGTGCTCACTGGGCGTTGAGAAGCAGACGCTTCCCGAAGTCGGAGCGCAGACCCGCGCCGTAGCCGAAGGTCTGGCTGAGGAAGCGACCCTCCTGCGAACGGCTGGTGACCACGTGTTCACCGTACTCGCCGAACGCGTTCAGTGCGCCCCACGCGGTGGGACGAACGTCGTCGGCGAGGGTGGGGGTGAGGCTGCGGTGTGCGAGGATCGACTGGATCGCCTCGGCGCGCTTGGGCCGCTCGGGAAGGACGTCCTCGAGGAGCTTGCGCATCAGGTCGTCCTCGACCTGGCTGGCGAGCAGGATCTCCGCGTTGGCCTTGAACTCCTCCGCGTACTTGAAGGTCAGCTTGAGCGTCTCGCGTGCCTCGGCGACCTTACCCTTGACGGAGTTCGTGTGGCGAATCTGCCACGACGTCTTCGTCGCGCCCCACGCCATGTTCAGCGTGTTCCAGCAGACGACCCGGATGGGCGTGACGTCCGCGCGGATGCCGCGTGACCCGTCGTGACTGGTGGAAAGGAGGATGTACAACTCGTGCAGGTCCTCGTCGCCGATGAGGATCTCCTGCGGGACCTTCATCGTCAGAAACACAACACGGCCCCCACGCAGGGAGCCGGCGGTTTCGTACTTGGCCTCGCCGGTGTCGACGAGTGTGTCCATGAAGTCGAATGCTTCACCGTTCTGGAAGGGCGTGTATACCTTGCCCACGGTGCCGAGGACCTTGTCGTCCACGTCGCGGGTCACGGCGAACCGGTCGCTGATCGGGACGTAGGTTCCGTCCGGCTTCTGTGAGAAGATCGGGCGAAGGTCGACTGTCCAGTCGAGCTGGGCGGTGACCAGCGCCTCCTTAGCCGTGAGGACGTCGGGAACGACGACCCCCAGGCGATGCCAGGCCTCGACGCGGGAGCTGAAGAAGCATCCCACCCCGTTGCGAATCTCAACCGCTGCGGTCATGATGTCTCCTGTCTTGGTCTGCGGCACGGGTTGCCGTATGTACATAATATCACGACATCGAGCGATGTCAACTCAGAGCATCAAAAATCATTAGACGATTAGTGATGCGATGCCTCACGGGCCCTCCTCCCCCGTGATCTTGCGCACCCAGCCGTTGGTGTCCTCCACACGGCGAAGTTCACCAACGACGCAAGCTGCGTCGTGGTTGAGGGCGCGCGGACCGGAGTGACCCTTCACCCACAGCCACTCCGCACCACACCCGGGACACGGGTCTCCACGTTCGATGGCTTCGCTGATGTTGAACCAGTCGGCGAGGGCTTCCTCGAGTGTCATCGCAGGTACCGATCATTCGCGGCGAGATATGCGTTCACCGTATCGGTGCACGGGAAGTTCGCGACGATCTCACCGGTGTCGAGGAAGACGCGTATGGCCGCAACTTGCGCGTCGGTGTAGTTGCGGAACGCCCACCCATGAAGGAGACGTGTCCGCTCCGAGAAGGTGAGAAGAGTCTTGGTCATAAGTACATAATATCAAGTAAGATTGGGCGTGTCAACCCCACAGGGCAAGGCTGGCGAACAGCAGGAACACCAGTAGAACGGCGATGCAGATCCCGCCCAGGATGAACCCCACCTCGGCGAGGAAGCGGTGCCACTCGGGAAAGCGACGCTTGGCGCCGTGCTCGAACGCCATCGTGAGAAGCCCGATGGCGAACCAGCCCAGGGCGAGGTAGAGGAGGCCCACCTACGCGGTAAGCCGCCACGCCCTCCAGCCGGACTCGTCGTACATCTGCTTCGCCAGCATCACATCCGCGTAGCAGTCGGGTCCGGCGACCTCCGCCCACGTGAAACCCATGCGCCGGGCACGCGCCTCGTGCAGACGAAGATGCTGGAACAGACCCGACGCACTCGAGCGCGGGTTCTTGGCATCACACCTAAGACCCGACTCCCGGCGTGCGATCTTGAGAGCACGCTCCTCCTGGCCGGTGCCGTGCCACGCGATGCGGATGAGCGTCTCCGCCGGTAGTGCGCGGATGTACGCGAGGATCTGCACGGGTGTAGGTGGGATCGGGATCACAGCCTCCGGGATGGGAACGGGCGCGAGAGGTTCGGGCACGTCCGCCGCCGGTGGAGCGATCTGAGGTGGGGGAGGAATGAAGGATACGGAGATCCCAAAGTCCTCGGCCGCCGCTGGGGCGACGACTGCAGTGCTCAAGAGGGCGGCGGCGACCAGCACCGCGCGTAACCTCACTCGGCCCGATGGGCCGCCTGAAGCACCGGTGGTTGAGTGGCCTGAGCTGCGAACCCAATGTTCATAGGTTCCTCCTCTGGGTTGTGATCCTGTGACTCTAGCTTGGTCACCTCGGCTATAAGGGCCAGCCCCAGCCTGCGAGCACGCTCGAGGCTGAGCATGAAGAAGGGTTGCTCATTCTCATTGATCGTGACTCCCTCACTCGTCGTGGAGAACGTGAGTGGCCCGGCGTGCCGAACGCTGAAGGGTGGCGTGGGAGTGTCGGACACGGGTTCCTCCTCGGGTGCGGGTGTAGGCGTGAAGGTCGGGTACTGCTTGGCGACCTGGATGCAGCGCTTCTCACGTTGGGTAAGGCGTGCCTTCCCGTACGAGACGTCGATGGCGAACTCCCGCTCACCGAGCGGCACACCCGAGTACTCACGCGGGTTGCCCTCGAGGGCGTCCATCACCTGCTCACCCAGCCAGCGGCCGGCGTCGACGGGAATGCCCTTGCCCCAGTAGAACACAGGCTTGCGCCCGAGTGCCTCGAGCGGCGCGATCTTCCAGTCGTCCGGGAAACCCTGGATGCGTGCACACTCCCGCATCGTCATGAAGCGCGGCTGGTTGGGGTGGATGACCTTGATGCCGGTCGCGCCGTCCACCACGCGGGTGAGGCGGTCGTAGTCCCAGCGGATCTCGCTGGACGGGCCGGCGATCCAGTTGTGGCGCTCCATCTTCTCCTGCCACTTCTCGGCCCACACGGGCATCTTCCCGTTGCGGTCGAAGTAGCGCTTGATGGGTTGACCCACCTGCTCGCCGGGCATCCACCCGACGTCCTCGGCGAGCTCAAGCACGCGGGTGAGGCGACCCACCGTCGATGAGTACGAGAAGTGCCCATCCACGCATCCGGAGGCGGAGCGTCTGGTCGCCGCCCAGTCGCTCAGCGGTGCCCGGTCGTAGGGTTGGGCATGCCAGGTGTCGCGGAGCGTCTCGAGGTCACCGATGGCCTCCCTGAGTGTCTGCGGCCCGCGGTCAGCCTCCGTCGGAACGGTGACGCCGAACGGAATGCGGCTGAGGAGGAAGAAGTAGCGCGGACGCCACGCCGGTCCGCCCAGTGCGTTCGCGTTCTGCAGCACGTGGAAGAGTGTCCACTGCTTGCCCGAGTGCTCCTCGACCCGGGCACGAAGCGCCCGCATCAGGTGTAGGCCCTTGGAGAACGCGGGCTGCACCGACTCGAATGCGATGACGCGGGCGTCGGTGCGGGCGCCGAACTCGGCCAGTGCCCACATGCACGCATTGATCTTCGAGTCCGCGCCACGGTCGAACGTCTTGCTCATGCCGGTCAGCGCGGAGAACGCACTGCACGGCGGGTTCCCGAAGACGAAGTCGATGTCGTCGGGGACGGTCCAGCGTTCGGCGGGCCCGTCCTCGTAGTGCAGGTTCGGGTTGATGAGGTCGAGGTTCGCGAGCACACTAGGTGCACCGAACCCACCCGGGAGTTCACGCTTCGCCACGACCTCGAACCCGGCCTCCACGACGCCGCGGGTGAAGCCACCCGCGAAGCACTCGACGTCAACCGCCCTCAAACTGACTCCTCCGTAGACCCCACGCGGTCCAGCCGTAGCGGGTGTCATTGTCGAAGGTGTCGACACCTACGACGCGAACCTCGGCGAAGATGCTGGTGACCTTCGTCCCGTGTGGGAGTGCACCCAACTCATCGGGTGTGAGAAGATACACCGGGTCGGGATCTGAGCCCGACCACGGGTTCTCGGTGTGGAAGGACGATGGAGCGGGAAGGCTCACGTACCCAACCTAGCCGTGTAGCCCTCACGCACCCGGCGAAAGTTCTCGGCCTGCTTGAGACGGTACCTCGTCCAGAACTCGCTCTCGGTGACGCCGACCGCGACGAGGATGTTGCCGATGAAGTGCGTCACATCCACGAGTTCCTCGGTGAGTGCGTCCTTGTTGACGCGACCCTGACCCTGTGACCACGGCTTCCAGTCGACCTCGCCCATGGCCTCACCCAGCTCGGCGAAGGCCGCGAGGAAGTTCCACCGTACGAACTCGGCCAGGGCCACGTCCTCGAGCGGCATCACGGTGTACCCGTGTTCAGCTTGAAGTTCCTGGGTCGACTGGAGCCACCGCCACTCATCGAGTGTGCGGTCACTCATCACACGACCGTTGGCGCGGGAGGTGTGGCGGGAATGTCCGGCTGGACGGGCGCGGCGGGTTCGTCACTCAGTGTGGCGCCGCGCTCGGGAAGCGTCACACCCAGGACCCGCTCAAGCGCCTCACGCTCGGACACGGTGGGCGTGCGCTGGATCTCGATGTTCGCGAGCTTCGCGACGGTGAAGCCCTCGATGCCCACCTGCTCCACGACCTGGGCGCGGCTCAGGTTGGCCTTCTCTCGCGCGGCACGGATCGCCGAAGAGAGGGTGTTCTTTGCATCAATGGACGTGCGGGGCATGTCTTGGTCCTTTCGTTGAATGGGACGACTGTACCTTACACTACATCGAACCGTGCACGTGGCTCCCGCGAAGGTTCCCGACCCGAACCCATGTTGCGGTACCGAGCGCCCAGGTCCCCGTCGGGATGACCGGCCGCGAGGTCCATCACGGGTAAGTCATCACCGATCATGCACGCGATCGCCGTCACGTATGCAAGCTGCCCGTGAAGTGACGCAGATGGGATCGTGCCGTGCACACCACCCTCCCCCGGAATGACGTAGCGACAGACGACGACCTCGGGCGCCATCGGGTTGTGGGCACCTCCGGTAATGAGGACGTAGCGGCGCGTAGTCCGCAGAACGGTCAGAATCTCCTCCGTCAACCCCGAGTGCGACAGAGCAAGAATCGCCGGCCTTGGCGATGACCTCAGGACTGTCAGCCCGCCGTGCAGCAGGTTGGTCGCGTGGATCGGGATGGCGGGCCTCCCAACGGACTGGAGTAGGCTTGCCGCGAGGCGTGCCATGTCGTCGGACTTTCCGATTCCCGTGCACACGATCACGGATGAGTCGACGAGAAGTTGTTTCGTGTTGAACGCGATCTCATCGGACACGGTTCCAAGTGCGGCGGTTGCGGCGGTTCGTAGGTTCACCAGATGACCTCCCGTGCTCGGGCTCGGGCTGCGGTTAGCAGCCACTCACGTTGACGTGCGGTGTGAAGGGGAACCGCCGCAAACAGCATGAGTGCCTCGATGATGTCAAGTTCACGCTTCGTCACCTCCGGGAACGGCGCCATGATCACGTCATCGAGGGCCAGGTCTAGCTCGGGTGAAACGGTCGGTCCGATTCCGTGCTGATCGAACTCGTCGAAGTTGATGGCGGCGAAGTTGTCGGCGTACGAGTACCGCAGCTTGGCGAGGTCGTAGCGCACATCACCGGTGCCGGCGGGCATGCGTCCCCACGCACCGCGCGGGTCGACCAGCTTCACCGTCTCGGTGCCCAGGCTGAACAGCACGTTGCAGAAGTTCGGGTCACCGTGAATGTAGCGTGGAATGACGGTGTCGATGAGTTCTTCCTCGGCGACCTTGAGGAGGGCGATGTTCAGCGGAGTCTCCTCGACGCCGGCCATGACCATACGCTCCCGGGTCTTCTCCACGTACATGAGACGGGCTGACTCGGTCGCGCTGCTCTCGGGCGCCTTCACACCCCACGGCCCATCCCACATGAGGTCGACGACGGTTCGCATGATGTGTGTCCACGTGACGGTCGGGAGTTCCCAGTACAACAGAAGCTCGGCCAATGTGGGATGATCGATGAAGTCTGTGATGATGCAGTCGGGCGTGCAGGTATGCACCTGCGGGATCAGCCACGGCCACTTGGTTCGGAACCACTCCCAACCCCGTGCCTCGGAGTGTAGGCCGCCCGGTCGGGCCGGGGTCTTCGTCATACGCCCGTACTCATCGAGGCTTAGGCGATGATGATCACGACGCACGAACATCTGACGTCGTGCGTCAGCGAGTGCACCCAGGTCACCGGCGTCCAGCCAGGTGGAAAGCATCAGCTGCGGAAGTTGCAGGTAGGTAAGTAGGGGAGCCATACCCTCGCCCTGGAAGCGTTGCCCCCGCACGCGAGCGACCGAGAACTGGTTGAGGAAGTACGCACCGATGCACACGGACTCGACGGTGTCGGTGTGCGGGACGCCGTCCACGTAGGCCCGCGGTGACACGGGGTAGCACCAGCTGCGGTACAGGTCAAGGGGAGCGCACACACCGCACACAGACTCTTCACGGGAGACGAGGGTGCAGACGTCGACCTCATCGAGCCACGTGTCGGCCATCATCACCAGCGCCTCATTGCCTGGGGGGACGTTGCGGACCCCGATGCAGAAGGCGTCCGCCGGTCCGCGTGGGTAGGGCTGCTCGGTGAAGACGATGGGCATGCGGTAGCCGCGCGTCATGTGGCGCACGGCCGTCTGCAGTGTGATGGAGTTCGGCGGGATGACCATGATCACCTGGTCCGCGTTGACCGCGCGGGCGCGGGCGAGCTGGTGGGCGATCATCGGCTTCCCACCGACGGTCACCAGCGCCTTGTTGCCCTGGGCGAGCGGACCCAGGCGGGTCGCGAGTCCGCCGGCCATGATGACGACGCTAAGACCCACCGATTCCCACCCTCCGCTCGATCTCGCACACGGCCTGCTTCTCGTCGGCGGCCTGCCGGTACCGACGATACTGCTCGCGCACCAGCCAGGTCCAGTCACTCTGCCCGGCCCGGGTGGAAAGGTGATCGACCCGCTTACGCAGGATCTCGGGCGTCGTCACGCGCAGCCAGTCACTCAGTGGGTCGTCCCGAAGTGGGATGACGTTGCCCTGGGTGTCATACTGCGGGTGAAAGAAACAGACGACGCCCATCTTGAACGCCTCCCACGGCTTCGTCGTCGCCCAACCCGACCCCGATGACGGCGTGGTGAAGGTGCAGCGCGTGGAGTTGAGCATGGGCCACTGCTCTTCCCAGTCGATGGGAGTCACCACCCGGCCCAGGCGCGGCGCCGAAGTCTTCGACCACGTACCATGAACCCAGTCCGGGTCGAGCGGTAGAACCCAGTCGAGCATGGCCTGCAGCCGCGTCCACCGGATGCCGTCCTTGCGTGCCTCATTGATGACGATGCCGAACCGTACACGGTCCTCCCACGGACGAGGTTCGGTGTACTCGTCCGGGATGCCGACGATCTCGAGGCGGGAGTACGTGTAGTGATGCTCGGCCTCCCAGATGGTGTTGTCCTGCAGACTCTTCACACCGGTCGGCGCCGGCGCGGGATCGTAGTAGCGCCAGTGCTTCTGCCGGCGGCTCCAGTCGAACTGACACATGATGGACCCGGGTGGATGCTTGACGTCGCGCGCCTTGAGGTAGTTGCGCACGTCGGGACACAGCCACACCTCCTCGTGATCGTGGTGCGTGTCGCGCCACCGGTTCAGTCCGGCGATGATCGGGCCGGCGTAGTAGAGCGAGTCCTCGTGCGGCGTGGTGGTGACACCCGGCTCGGCGACCATCGGAATCGCCGAGTTGCTGGTGCCGTGCTGGCCCAGCCATAGGACGAGGCCGTCGAGGTCCTCGTAGGCATCCACCGACGCGTCGGCAAACACCCGGGCTGCGGCGATCGACCACTGCGCCCGCACCGACTTGTCACTCTCACCCATCTTAGGTGGCGGGCCGAGCGTCTCCTTGATGATTTTCTTCGACATGACGTCCCACTCGGTCCACGGGTTGGTGACGTTGTCCGGTAGGCCGGCCTCCACCGGTGACTCCCGGGAGTTGCGTCCCACGATCACCCACTCGACCTCGGGGTTCCGACGTGCGAGTGTGTCGAGGAGGATCACCGGCTCGTTGTCGCCACCGACCTCACCCCACTTGCGCGGGGTAAGCCCAATCGACCTTCCCAGCTTCGCGTAACCTATCCTCACGGCTTAGAACGGAGGCTTGGGCGGCTCGTCGACCGAGCCGGTCTGCGTCGGAGCAGGAGCCTGCTCAGGAGGAGCGGAGGAAGCCTGGGCCTGCTGTGCGAGAAGCTGCTGCAGCAACGCCTGCTGCTGCTCGGGCGTCATCCCGTCCACGCTCGTAGGCGGTGTAGATGACTGCGGCTGCGGTTCCGGCGACGGAGCCGACTGCTGCGGCTGCGGCGAGGGTGAGGGCGTAGTGGGCTGCGGCGCGGGCTGCGGTGATGGTGCGACCTCCTGCTGGGGCTGCGGCTGTGCGGCCGGAGCCGGTTGTGTCATACCCGCCTGGGGGATGACGCCGCTGGCGCGCATAAACTTCTTCACGCGGGTGCGGGTCTGTCCCTCGTACATCTCCTGCTCGGTCTCGATCTTCGCGTCACGGCCGGTCAATGCACCGGCGACCTGCTCGATGGCCGGTCCGTTGGCGAAGAACTCGGGTCCCAGGCCCAGCGCGGTCATGTGTTGGAAGAAGAACCTCATCGCGTTCGGGCTGTCGGGAGTCAGGGTGAAGTTGTGCCACACCATGCGCCCGTCGGCGGGACCACCGAACACCTTGAACTGGGTGACGATCATGTCCTTGTCGCCGGCCTTCGTACGCTGCACCTTCGCGCTGATGCACTTCACGTCGTAGGTGCTGGGTGGGAGTGCCTCGAAGCCGCCGGCCTCGTTGGCCTCGTCCAGCAACTTCTTCCAGTCGTAACCTTGCGTCACCTGCTGACCTCCGTGTTGAAGATGAGTTGGAACAGCTTGGGAATGTCGGGGTTGTCTACCACCTCACCGAGGCGACCGGTTCGGTCACCCGCCTCGAATGTGGGCTGAGGCGCCGTAAGCAGCCGGTGGTACGGCTGGCCGGTGGTGACGTCGTTCTCACGGTAGAGGTATCCGACGACGTCGATGTAGTACGGGAGTGTCGTGTACAGCTGACCCTGCACGTGGGGTGCGTATCGCCCATCCACCGCGCGGGTCATCGCCACGATGATGACACACTCGATCGGATGGGTGGGGTGGAAGGTCAGGTCACGGAAGTTCCGGACGAGTGATGCCATCTTACGCAGCAGCTCGCCCCAGTCCTGCTGCCGCATCTGGTTGCCGCCCGAGATGGCGTCGATACACCGCTGCTGGATCTCACTGATGCTGTCGAGGATCACCGATCGGAACGGATGTGCACCGTCCTGCAGCCACTGGTACACAAGCTCGAGGGTCTGGTAGTTCCGCACGTAGACGATGCAGTTCTCCCAGGTTCCATCGGGTACCGGCGGTGCGTACTGACTGGGGTCCCACTCGATGCGGTTGGGCAGGAAGCGTGTTCCACCCTCGGCGTCGAGGAAGAGCTTTGGCGCGGGGGCCGTCTCGGCCAGGCGTGTCTTACCCACCTTGGCGAGCCCGTGCACCAGCAGGGCCAGCGTGTCCATCGTCTAGGTCTCCAGTTCTTCCGGGAATCGAAACACTATCACGGTACGTGTGCCGCGCGTCTACCCGAACGTGGGTACGCTGCACCAGGTCGCGCCAGCGAGAGCCGTCGTCCATCATGTGACACATGTCGAAGAAGTCACACTGCCACGTGCACGTGTCGTTCACGTTCGGCGGCGTCACGGTACGATGATCCCACCCACGGGTTAGGTCATCCTCCGCGCGGAAGATCTGCCGCAATGTGCCGTCCACCGCGTACCAGTATGAGCGAAGGTCGTCCGGGTTGAAGCGAACCTCCTCACGCCCGTAGAACGGTGGCTTCGCGGAGGCGGTACGCTTCACCTTTCGGAGCATGTTGAACAGCGCACCCACGGTCACCCCGCCGCGCAGCCGGTCGAGCATCGTGTAGTGCTTGAGCTGGGTGTTCATGTGCAACGTCTCTTGCTTGAGTGACTGCACCGTCTTGTGGTCGAACAGCAGGTGCACACCCGACGACACCCGGCGGATCAGCAGGTCGAGCGTGCCGCTGAGGTACACGGTACGCCCGCCGATGCCGGCGGACACAGTCACCCGCTCCTCCGCCGAGATGGGTTCGATGTCCTCGTCGGCACCGGTCTCGGCCAGCCACTCGTTGTAACCCTCCATCATTCGCCGCTCGAGGTCGAACTCGTTCTTGAGTTCCTTCACATCCTCGTCGGTGTAGGCGAGAAGGTGCACGTCACCCTCGACCTGACCGATGCGCTGGGTCATCGTCTGCATGTCCACTGCCTGGGCGTCATCCAGCGCCTTCAGCCCGGCCTGGGCGCGCCACTCGTACGGGAGCTCGGGCGTGTAGTGCGCGGCGAGTGCCAGGTGGATGCGCGTGCCGATGCGACGGATGCCGGTCACCTGCTCGACGGGCAGACGCAGGCCCTCCCAGTATGTGAGATACCACTTGCGGTTGCACCGTCGCCACGTTGCCAGCTCGGAGTGGGAGACGTACCGGTCAGACACGGTCCTTGGCCTCCTTGGCTACCTGCTTGAGTGTATCCACGTGCACCAAGAGCTTACTCATCGCGGCCATGATGCTCATCAAGCGATCGCACAGGTCGAACAGCTGCAGGATCTGCTGACGCTGCAGCACCACCTTCGCCTCGAGTACCTCAAGTCGTTCCTCGGTCGTATTCACGGTAGGATCCACTCATGCGCAGAATCATCATCACACTCACCCTCATGCTCGCTAGTGCGCTCGGCTTCACGGCACTCACGGCGGGTGCGCAGACGTCGCCTCCGCCTCGCGTGTCGGTCGGCATCTCCATCGATCAGCGATCTGGTGCGCCGACCGAGACGACCATCGACTGCGGCAAGGATGGCAGGTTCTCGACCGTGAACGGTGACGGCACCCTGTTCATGGAGAACCGTGAACCGCACAAGATGCTGTGTCAGATCACGATTCGGCGTGTAGGAACGCTTACGTAACCTCACGCCGATAGCACCGCCTTCAGCCACGTGCGATCACGAACGATCTCCTCGAGCATGCGGGCCTTGTCATCCAGCCGGTCGATCTGCTTCTCGTCCTCCACCGTGTCGCGGGCGATGACGTCGATGATGAGGACGTTCTCGTGACCCTCACTTCCGATGCGGTGCACACGGTCCTCGACCTGCTTGTTATCGAGGTTGCTCCACGACCGTTGAAGGCGAACGAGAATGCGTGACCGGGTAAGGCTGATCCCGACGCCCCCGGCCTGAATGGTCATCAGCATCACCCGCAGCCGACCGGCCTGAAACTCCTCGATGTACTGATCACGCTCGGCCGTCGTGTCCGAACCGGTGATACGCCCGTATGAGATCTTCGCCCTGTCGAGACGTGCGGCGCAGAGGTCAATGAGCTGCCGTGACACCGCACACACGACGATGGGCTCGTCCTCGGGAAGTTCCTCGAGGATGTCCATCAGCTCGTCGACCTTCGGTGACGGCTCACTGAGGATGATCTTGTCCCTGTCGTTCTCTTGCGGCTCAAGCGCACACGTGGCTGAGGCGAACTGCATCAGTCGTAGACCCTGGGTGAGCGGTGACGTGGCGTAGATGAGGTCACCGTTCTCCATCTCGGTGAGCATCTTGTCCTTGAACTCGTTGTATGCCTTGCGGTGCTTAGGCGGTAGGTCGATCATCCGCACCTGCGGGACCTTGGGCGGCATGTTCTTGAGCACCTGGTCCTTGGGCATGCGGCGGAAGCGCGGGTCGAAGATGCGAAAGAACTCGTCACGGTTGCGCGGGTCAAGCCCGAGGATCTCCAACCCACCGAACCGGTTGAAGCTCTTCATCGTGTAGCGCTCGATGTAGGCGGTCTTACGTGGAAACTCCTCGGGCGCGACGAAGTGCATGATCGACCACAGGTCATCGGGTGCGTCGGCGATCGGTGTTCCCGTGAGGGCGATGCGGTACTCGACGGTGGGTTGCCGTCCCACCGCCCACAGGGCGCGGGTCTGCGCCGTGCGTGGACTCTTCGCCTTGTGTGCCTCATCTGCGATGACTGCCTTCAACTGCAGGGCGTTCAGCTCCTTGGACACCTTCTCCGAGTCCTTGAGGCTGATGGACCCGTACGGCGCAAGGCGTGTGTGCAGCCTCATCGCTTCCCAGTTAATGACGTACACATCGGCGGGTTCCTGCAGCTGCTTGCGCCGCTTCGTCGCCCCACCCTCGATGATGGAGACGACGCGGTGCGGCGCCATGCGGGCGTACTCCCGCCGCCACGCTCGTTTCACCGAGTTCGGCGTCACCACGAGTGCAGGGTAAGCGTTGGCTGCCTCGAGCGCGGCGATGGTGGTGGCCGTCTTACCGGTGCCCATGTCGTCGGCGAGCAGGGCGCCGTGTGCGACGTACAGGAACACGGCACCCGGCCGCTGATGGGCGAAGAGTCGCTGCTCGGCATCCTCGAGGTCCGCTTCGAGGGCAAGCAACGGCGTCGTCCACTCGGGGTAACCCGCGAGCGTCGTCTTACCCCGCAACCACATGCACGGGTCGACGCGGTGCTGCCGTTCGTAGGCGGCCCACCCACCGAGCCTCTCACTTACCTCGAGGCGATGGTCGAAGACGCCGCGCAGCGCGAGGCACGAACCCCACGACAGCGGGAGCTTCCACTCACCGGGTGTGGCAAGTACCGCGCCCGGCACGTTGCGGATCAGCGGCGCCTCGGTGTAGTTGACGAAGACGGTGATCGCATCGTCACCCTCGAGGTAGTCGGCCCTCGCCACTTAGGCGTTCACCGCGACGTCCACGCCGCGCGCCCACGTCGCGCGCCACCAGGACATCGAGTGCCGCTGCGCGTCGCGGTACCCATCGGGGTGCACGTACTGCGGGCTGCTGATCCGCTCGCCCGTGGTGCGTGAGAACTTGTCGTACCGAAGAGTCCCACACCGCGTGCACCGCAGACACACCAGCGTTCCGAAGTCCGGCCGCCGGTCACCGGCGCCGATCGGGTCCCAGGCGTGGCGCAGCGCGCGGCACGTGACGAATGCATCATTCCTACCTCGACGTGTCTGAGTCATACCCTTTACTTTATCATCTCGAGAACGCGCCGATCTCCCTGATTCACGAGGAACAGGAGCAGATGTCGGAGTGCGTCGCGGGCGTGCTCATTCTTGTCGTACAGCTTCACCTGGCGAAGACGATCGTTGGTGACGAACCGCTTGGCGTCACCGGGCGCCTGCAGCGGTGCGAGCAGGCACCTGTACTTGCCGGCCAGGTACCGTAACGCCCCGATGATCTCCATGCTCGAGGGCTGCTGGGAAAGCTGCGCGGTCTTCTCGGTGACGGTGAATCGCTCGACGACGATGATCGCCTTGTGCTGTCGCCACCGCATCCAGTCCTCCGCCCGTCCGACGAACCGCTGCTGGTCGTCGTCCATGCCCGACTTGATCTCGAGCTTGGGCAGGTAGCAGTCGGCCCAACCTGTGTGCTCACCCGGGTCGACGGCGAGGATGTAGTCGAAGTCAGATAGGCGAATCGGGTTGCTCGTCATCGGTGTAGAACGCGGAGTTCACCTCCTGCACGAGGTCGGCGGGAACACCTAGGACGTCGCCCCACCGGGTGAGCGGTTCAGAGCACTCGACCTCGATGGGGATGTGAAAGTTGGTGCGATCCTCCATGATCACCCGCGCGCGGTTCGCGAGTTCTGCTCGTCGCTCGGGATCCTCGGCCGACACCTCGAGCAGGATCTCGTCGTGCACGGTCAGCAGCAGTCCCCGCTCGAGGTCCGGGTCGGCGGCCAGGTCGACGAGCTGACGCTTCATCACCTCGGCCGCGGTACCCTGGATGAGGTAGTTCACCAGGGCGTACTCCTTGCCCGGGTCCGCACGCTGCACGCGACCCAACGGCGTCTGCACGTAGGCGTACCCAAGCTCGGCCTTGCGGCTCATTCCGACCTGGGTGACGCGACTGATGAAGCCACGCACGCCCGGGAACAGGTCGTCGTACCGGTGCTGGAACTCACGGGCGACGTCCAGTGGCACACCGGCCGTGAGTGAAAGCTTTGCGGTGCCGGCGCCGTAGATGCGGGCGAACCCGGTGTGCTTCGCGATCTGACGCTGACCCTTCGTCGGCACGTCCACACCGTACGCGAGCTGCGCGGTGAAGGTGTGAAGGTCCTTGCCCTCCCGGATCGCACGAATCATCGACGGCTCACCGGCGAAGTGTGCCAGCAGCCGCATCTCGATCGCCTGACAGTCGAGGCTGTACAGCAGGTGCCCCTCACGGGGAATGAACGCGTCCCGCACCGTGCGACTGGTCTTGGGCAGGGTCTGCAGCGCGGGTCGCTGGATGGACATGCGTCCGGTGCGTGCACCCATCTGATTGATGGACGGGTGCACCACACCCTGAACCGCATACTCGAGCAGGTTCTGGAAGTAGGACGACGCAAGCTTTTGACTCTTCCGGAAGCGATGGATGGCGCGGGAGAGTGGGTGATCGATGCCCAGCAGCACATCCTCATCGAGGGCGTACTGCTTGCCGGACTTCGTTCGCTTCTCGAGGACGATACCCTCCAGCTCCAGTGCACGGATGCACGCCGCGTTCGAGCCTAGGTTTCGGCACGAGTACCGATCGGCCGCCCACGCCTGCAGCTCCTCACCGTAGGCCAGCAGCTTGGTGTTCATCTGATCGCAGTACGGGAGGTCGACCCGCATGCCGGTTCGCTGCATCGAGGCGATCACGCGTGCACACGCCACCTCGAGCTGGTATGCGTTCATCGCGTTGGCCTCGAGGAGCTTGGGCAGCAGGTCCTCACGCAGGTAGTAGGTAAGGACCGGGTCCACGCCCGCGTAGGCCCAATACTCGGGCAACTTCACCGGCACGGTGGCGAACGTCCACTTGCCCACGCCCATGGCGTTCTTCAGCAGCATCTCGCCGGCGCTCGCACGCGGATCGATGAGTCGTGAACCTACCATCTTCAGTGCGGTGGATCGCGTCGAGTCGAGCACGTGGATCATCGCCCGCGTGTCGTCCACCATGCTCCAGTCGAACCGGTAGTCACACTCGTTCTCGATGAAGCTGATGTCGAACGGGCTGTTGTGAAATGCCATTCGCCGGCCGTGCCAGCGCTCGAGCACCTCGACGGCAAGGCCACCCCACTGGAACCACGGGATGACCCACCCGGCGGTCGCATCACCGAACTGCACGAGGCGCAGCTTGTCACCGGTGTGTGGGTTCAGCCCGGTCGTCTCGGTGTCGCACGCAAGCACGGGTCTCGGCCGCTCGAGCCAGTCCAGCAGCCGGTTGCAGTCGGCTGTGGATTCCACCAGTTCGATGCGGGTGTCAAGCGGGATCGGCATCCACCCACTCCTGCGGGCGAATGCCCGCCTTCATGAACGCCTCTCGGAACTCGGTGAGTGCACGGTACACGACGACCCGCAGCCCAGACTTCTCCATGTAGAGGATCGACTTCTCGGGTTCACGGTCACGGTCGTGTGCACCGACCGAGCAGACGACACCGAAGAGCCCGGAGTTCGCGAGCATCTGCGAGCAGGTGTAACACGGACAAGTGTTGCAGTACGCAAGTCCGCCCTTGCGTGCCGAGGCGTCGGAGTACAGCAGTGCGTTGGCCTCGGCGTGAATGGCGACGCAGTCGGCGTACGAGCGCGGGTCCTCGGGCGGTGCCATTCCGCGCGGGCACCACGCACTGCAGTCATCGTCCTGATGCAGGTTGCGAAACCCCGCAGCCGGTCCGTTGTACCCGGTTCCGATGACGCGGTTGTCGTTGACGATGACACATCCGGCCTGCCGGCGACAACACGCCGATCGCAGTGCGATGAGGTCCACGACCGTAAGCCACGTCTCACTCCACGATGGGCGGATCATCCGACGATCGTCCGGATCTGCAGCAGTGCGTCACGGTGCCGCTGCACCGTCATCGACGTGAACGCCGTGGTGAACGCCATGGCCTCATCCACGGCCTTACGGATCTTCTCAAGGTCACGATGATGACGCGCAAGCTCGGCACGCGCCTCACCAAGCTCGTACATCAGCTGGTCGCGGGTCATCTCACCGAGAGCGTCCTCGTCCACCAGTCCTCCTTCTCACACTTGCCTTCTAGGTAAGAACGGGCGATCTGCACAACGATGTCCCACGACATGCCCGGGTCACCGATACCCGCGGGCAGGTTGTACTGCATCTCTTGCGGGTGAAGCTTGGTGGTGGCCTCGAGGTCACGGTCGTACAGGTGCAGGCTGCGGGCGTGGTGCGTGTACGTTCCCACGGGTACGTCGAGGACGTTGGCGACCGTGTGCAGTAGGTGTCCGAAGATGAAGAAGTCGTAGGGAACTCCGAGCCAGATATCGTTCGAGCGCATCGTCACGTCGAGGTCGAGCCGTCCGTCACGAATAAAGAACTGCAGGCTGCTGGTGCATGGGAGGTCCCTTGCCGCCGGGGTATGCAGGTCGCGGAAGTTGTCCCACAACGACACCTGCGCCTGCCTCGTGTACGGGTCGCGTCGCAGCAGGTCGACGACGAGTGGCAGTGCCTCCCGGGTTCGCTGCCCGTAGCCGCCGTGGAACGCCTCGCCGTCGAGGATCTCCCTGAAGAAGGGACTCAGCTTCACCATCAGCTCGGGCATCTGCACACCGGCGACGAGCTGTAGAAACTCAGCGGCGGCGATCGCCGTGGAGACGTTGCGTCCCTGGGCGAGTGGCAACGCATCCCACGGGCGTTCGGTAATCGCGATCATCACGTTTCGTTGCTCGTAGGTGAGGTGTCCCCGCACGTTGACGACGAACCCACCGGAGACATACTTCACGAGTTCGGCGTAGCCGTCCCGCATCGACGGAAACTCGAACGTCATCACCGGGGCCATCCTCCTAGGTCGATCTCGGCCCGCCGCTGGGCCAACGCCTGAATCAGTTCGCCGTACCTGCGTTTCATCTTGTGGTGGAAGCGTCGCACGTACTGCGGGTGAGGCACCGTCGAATGCGGTACGTTGTTCAGCTTGGCGACCCGCTGCGCGTTGCGCCCGAGGCAAACGACGGGTGGACACTCAAGGATCTTCCACAGCTGCTCGACGTTCTCTTCACACGCGTTGGCGATGCCGATCCGCTGTCCGAAGGACGGTGTCAGCGCCTCGAGGAGGAAGTGACCGGACGTCGCGTTGAACGGAACGAACGCCGACTCGTACTCAGCTGGACTGTTGCGGGTGTCACCCAGAAGAAGTGCACTAGGACGGAACCCACCGACGTAGGTCGGGAAGTCCACCAGCGGTGCGCACATCTTGTCACGGTACCGGGCGAAGTCATACACGTCGGCCAGATCGAGAGGTGTTGACTGATGATCACTCCATCCGGTGAGGGCGAGAAGACGGTAGTCCGCGATGATGTCGGCCAGGTTCTTCTGCTTGATGAGGTCATCGCCGCGGGTCTCAAGTCGAAACCTGATGACGTCGAGCCGTTCACGCATGATGATCACCACTGCACCACGTGACTGGAGGAAGAGGTGGATGTGTAGGAGGCGTGCGTCATCAAGCTTGCTCTCACCGCGCAGCAGTGGGCCGTACACCCGCTCACCCAGGTGCAGTCGGTCGCAGATTACGTGCTGTCGCGTCCCGGGTCGATACCACTGCAGGGCAAGCTCGTACTCCTCGAGCGGGTCCTTCTCGATCGGACCGAAGTGAAGCACGGTGGCACCACGTAGTGCACCACGCTGGGTGAGCTTCCGAACGGCGGTCGTCTTACCGCTTCCATCAGGACCTTCCAACACGATCAGCATGACTTAGGCCACCGTCCACGCGCACTTGCTGTTGCATGTTTAGCCTTCTTCTCAGGGTCAGCCCAATGTGCACGCATCGCGATACGACGTTTCTCGTTCGCTTCGGGTGTATGAGCAGCTGCATCCATCTTGGTACGGAATGTGCCGTCATCGTCAGCCCAACGCTTACCTGTTGCTGCACCTATTGCAGCACGGGCGTTAGGTCGCGCCATAGCGTCTTGCCCACCGCGCTTACTGTTGCAGTAGAAGTGTAAGACGCGAAGATTCGATGGATGATCGGTACCACCGTCACTGATGTTGATGATGTGATCTATCGAGAGGGCGAGCGGGTTGCGTGCTCCCTGCTCAAATGCCCGTGACTCAAATAGGCAGTCTTCCCACATACACTCGAGCTTCGGCACATACCCAAGTTGGTGAAGGGCGAGCACCAGCATTCGTACCCATACCCTTTTGGGTCCACCTGCCACACGGGCAAGCTCTTCCTCGAACATTGGTTCTCCGGTCTAGGTCTGGTGTTACGCGACTAGCGTGACCGCGAAGCCCCTGTCCTTACGGGCCGCGAGGTCGAGTGCCTGCTGGGCGGTCGTCGTTAGACGAAGCACGCCGGTGTTGTCCACGCGGTACAGGCCGCGCACGACGTCCTCGGGTGTGTCGCACAGCTTCACCCAGGAAAGGTCAACCTCGCCCGGGCGACTCGAGCGCCCAACACCCTCGACGATGTACCGACCGGCCTCGGTGCGGAAGATGCGAAGATCGAACCACCGGTCCGACTCGGGACGACGGCTTGATGCCTCACCGAGCAGATCACCACGGAAGGCGATCTGCCGTGATCCGTCCTTCACCCGGTATCCCTTCACAGTCCCTACTGTATCACGCTCCGTAGGGATAGGTCATGCCCGCGCGAGGCGAGTGGGCCGATGGAGCGGGGGAAGTGTTCCCCCACCAGGTCGTGCAGCACAACGGTGTGAAACCCATAGGTCTCCCGGGCATCACGCTGATAGGCGGGATCGTCGGTGAGGCCGTCGTCCAGGTCCCAATACCACCTCAGCCTGCGAAAGAGCACGCGGTGCACCAGCAGAAAGCCGGCGGTGTTCCAGTGCACCTGGGCGTCGGATGATGGGATTGCATCATCGGGTACGAACTCCCACGGGAGTCTTGGGTTTGCGATGAACGGGAACTCCCGCCCATGCTGCAGCACGATCTGATGGTACGTCTTCACCCGAGGTCCGGTGAGCCCGTAGGTGGGAACGTGTCCGCCTACGATGGGCCACGTCACGTTCAGCATGCGCACCACCGACTCGGGAGGGGCCATCGTGTCGGAGTCCAGGAAGAGGATCGCGTCATACCGGCCGATGAGACCTTGCTCGGTGACGAGGTTTCGTCCCATGCAGATGCGATTGATGCGGTCCTCGTTGGTGAGGTAGTCCGCACCGTTGTCGTACCGGAACTCGACGCGCCACCCTCCCACCGCGGCGAGGCGTCGCAGGAGGGCATCTTGTAGACCGTTCCCACGGGCATCGACCTCAAGCGCGACGAAGAACTCGACCTCGTGCCCGTACTCCCGGGAGAACTCTTGCATGGCCGCGGCGTGGATGAGCCACGCCGTGACATACTCATCGTGATCCGCCTTGTACGGCGGCACGGTGCATCCCACGAGAACCCTCACGTGTACGGCCACCTCCCCCATTCCTTCACCGAACGCACCGTTCCCTGAATGAAGCCAACAATCACCCAGATGAGAAGCAACGTCATCCACCCGTACCACGCGCCAAACTTCAGGCCGATCATCACGGCGAGAAAGATGCGCTCCGACCAGTTGACGATCGACCGCGTCCACACCTGCAGACGACGATCATGCTCCTCAGCTGATGACGGCACGGGCGAATGCATCCTGTGCACGCCGCGCGCCCTGCCGCGCGAGTGCCTCGGAGTTGTAGCCGCCCCTACCGATGACGTTCCTGCCGGTGCTACCCACCAGTTCCCACGCCCAGTCCCTGGGGCCTACCTGCTCGAACAGGACGCGTGGGACCTTGGGAGCACGAACGGCGGGTGCCTTCTTCTTGGCCGCCTTCTTCGTCTTGGTCTTCTGCATGGTGATGACTTCTCCCTCTCGCTCAATGATGAGTACGCGGCGACGCCGATCCGGCGAACCGTCCTTCTTCAGTGGTGTGACGACGATCTTGTGAAGCTCAAGTTGAAGTTGCGTGCTTCGTCTTCGCGTCACGGCCGCACTGTATCACGGCTAGCGAAGGATGATCTTGGCGAGAACGATGATCGCGAGGATGACGAGAATGATGATGAGGATACCCATGACCCTCATATTACGCCCGCGAGTGCGTGGATCGCATCACGAACGAATCGGTCACGCATGTCGAAGTAACCCGACCCGAACTGGAGTGCTTGCCCGTGCTGGTCGAGTTCACGCCAGCACTCGTCGCCCTCCATGGGAATGCAGAAGGTCGAGTCGGGGTTCACGAGACCCATGATGATGTCGTCACCCTCGTGTGGCCAACGAATCTGGCCATCGTCGCGAACGTTGAGCCGCACGAACTCCTCGGCCGCCACGAGCCGGGCCAGCGCGCGCCAGCCACACCACACGACGCGACCGTGCAGGCCGTCCACGTGTACACGCTGACCCTTGCTGAGTAGGTGGGGCTGCACGATGCGACCGTGGTGGAAGGAGTTGTCACGCAGCTGCACGCCCCAGAAGCCCGTCACGAAGTCGGGCCGGAAGGACTCCTCGAGAAGTCGCTCGACCGTTCGACGCCCGGGCGCGGTGTCGTCATCACTAAGGTAGTACCAGTCGGCCGGGTCCAACATGGCGGTGATGAACTTGGCCCGGGTGTGGAAGTTCTCACTTCGCACGAGGGTGATGCGCTTGTCGAGGATCTCGATTCGCTCGAACGACTCCTCCCAGCGTGCCGGGCCCTGGGCGTGGATGATGATGCGGTCGGGTACACGGGTGCCGGCCAGCAGACCCTCGACGATCGGCAGGACGTTGGGAATGCGTGCCGGCCAGTAGGACAGCACGACCGCGACGACCCGCTCAGTCACGCACCCTCCAGGTTGCGTACGACGTCGAGGTCGCGGATCTGGTCGTAGTACACGTTGCCCAGTGCGACCATTCGCCTCTGTGACTGAAGCGAGTACGAGTCCGCGGCATCACATGTGTCAAGGACACCCGAGTGCTTACGCACCGCGAGGCTGACGAGGCGTGAGTGACCGAAGGAGTCGACCCGCTCATCGAGCTGCCCGGCCCGCGCGAGGAAGCGGTCGATGGCGACCATGTAGCAGCTCGGGTTGACCGGCTCCCACCACACCCGGTCATCAAGGCGCGGACTGGCGACGACGGTCTTCGCGTTGTCCCTGAACATCAGGTGGCCCGCGAGCTCGTGCACAGCCGCATCTTCGAGGGTGGCACCGTCGATGATGAGCGCAAACGTCGTAGGCGTGGCCTTCAGCGTCTCATTGATCTGGTGCACCACCTTCGGCGGGTGAAGGATGACGACGGTTCCGCAGCTGTCACGCAGCTTGGGAAGGATGATCTCCACCTCGTCCGCCCAGTTGACGATGACCGCCGTGATGGACTCAGGTCCCACGGTCAAGCTCGTCGGTGAGGCGGTCGGCGAAGACTCGATATCGGTCGAGAAGATTCGTTCGAGAGTTGAGGTAGTCACGCTGTGTGTAGAACGTCCAGTGGGCGCACTGTGCACCTCCGTACACATAGTTCGACCGACGGACGATGGTCGGTATGTGCATCGTCAACCAATGCTCTTCCTCGTCCCAGTTGAGCACCCCACCGCAGTCGGCGTACTCCTTCCCGTCGATGGCGAAGCAGGATACGCTGAACTGCTGCCGCCAACCTAGCTCAACCCACTTGTTCGGTTCGATGCACGCATCCTCGTGATCGTGCTCGAGGTGGTGCAGCAGAAGGTTATGTACAGCCTCCGCGAAGTACGGGTCACCCCAGCCGACCGGGTCCACTGCGTTCATCGCCACGCGCGGCCACTGCCACGGCTGGTGACCCCACCGCTGCATGATGCTGCTCGACACGGCGTTGTTCCAGATGATCGGGAACACACCCAGTGACTGGGGGAAGTCAAGTTTGAAGTCCACCAGCGCGCGGATGCAGTTGTCGTGAAGCCAGATGACGTCGTCGTCGAAGCGAATGAAGATGGTGTCGCGCGCGTCGGGCGCGTTGCCCATGTACCAGAAGAAGCGCATGGTGTTGAGCTGCTTCGGCTGGCGATACCCGTCCATCCAGTGCTTGGGAACCTGGCCCGCGAGGTTCGGCGTGCGTGGACCCGGGCACTGGAACGACTTGATCCACGGGTAGGTCTCGGTCAGCTTGCGGGCGTACGCCTCATCCTGGATCTGGTGTGGGTCCATGTTGAGGCAGAGCATCCACTCGTCGAGAACGCCGCGGGCGTGCTCACGCCGGAGGTACGGAAGCAACAGGGAGACGGTTGCCTCACGCCCGTAGGGTGTGAACGCGACGATCTTCCTACCGCGGTACATGCCAGGTGACCCCCTCGTTGGCGCGGAACCACTCCACCGTCTCGCGCAGGCCGACCTCGAGCGGTGTGAAGTCATCCGCCCACATCCCGATCTCGGTCAGGGTGCTTGTGTCGGCGTATACATCGACGTCGAGCTGGCGCAGTAGGTCCATCACCTTCTTGTAGGTGCGGACGTCCCCGCGCGGTACCGACCCGAGAACGGCGTCCCGCAGCTTGGGAAGCAGCCCGGGATCGACGTCGGGTCGCGCCTTCTCACCCGGGCGCATGTCCAGATGCACCACCTCGTCCTCGACGCCGACGATGTCGCAGACCAGTTCGGCGATCTCGAGCGTCGTTCGATGCTCGCGGGGACCGACCTCGAGGGGGAACGGGGGAACGTTTCCCATCTTCAGGTTCTCGAGGCACGTGACGAAGACGCGGGCGACGTCCTTCACGTACACCATGTCGCTGATGCGGGAGCCGTCACCGTAGACCTCGACCGGGTAGTCCGGATGCTGGGCGAGTGCACGACACACGAAGCTGGGCGTGATCTTGCGCACCTGGGAGCTGGCGAACGGGGGTGCGGGAACCTGCCCGGGTCCGTACGCGTTCATGGGTCGCACCGTCGCGAACGGAAGATGGAACTCGTTGCGGAACTGGTTGAGCAGTCGCTCCACCGAGGTCTTGGTGGTGGAGTAGGTGTTCTCGTGCCAGTGGTTGCCGACACCCGCGTACACGAGTGGAATCGAGTAGTGCTTGCACGCACCGAGGACGTTCACACCGCCGAGGATGTTGACCTCCGCGGCCGGCCCGGGGTCACCGATCGTCTCTTGCGTGCCGAGCACGGCGGCGAGGTGAATCACACCGTCCACGTGTGCGGCGAGTTCCTTCACGGCGGATGAGTCCCGAACGTCGGCCAGCATCACCGGGTCACCGGCGCCGTTGCAACGGCCCTTGTGATCGAGGACGAGGACCTCGTGACCGCGACTTCGCAGCTCGTTGCAGATGTGTGTGCCGATGAACCCGTTGCCACCGGTCACTCCGACCTTCACAGCAGCCACTCCCTTCGCTTCATCGTCCACCTTACGGTGCGCTCGAGTGACTCCTCGAACGGCACGGGTGCCATCCATCCAGCCATTCGCAACTTGCTGCCGTCGAGTGAGTATCGTAGGTCGTGACCCGGGCGTGAGGAGTGATGATCAACGAGGTCACACCCCCACGACTCCAGACCCATCGCCCGGGCGATGAAGCCAATCATCTCGATGCCGTCCACCTCCCGATCACCGGCGACGTTCCACCGGTCGGGCCACAGGTTGGTGCGATCGTACCGCGTCACGGGTTGCTGCAGCAGGAAGCACAGCGCGTCGGCGTGGTTGCGCGCGTGCAGCCACACCCGGGATGATGCGACCCAGTCATCCACGGCTTCATCCGTTCCCTTCACCGTGCGCACGATCTTCTTCCCGACGATCGCGCCGTGTACGGTCATCTTCTCACCGGCAAGGAACGTCTTGATCGTCTTGGGTATGAACTTCTCCGGTCCCTGACGCTCACCGAAGTTGTTCATCGTGTTGGTGATGACGACCGGCACGTTGAAGGAGCGCCACCACGCGATGGCCGCGGCCTCCTGTGCGGACTTGCTCCCGCTGTAGGGGTTCGACGGAAGCTGTGGGTCCCACTCTCGCGAGGGACGTCCCAGGGGCACCGGCCCATACACCTCATCGGTGGAGACCTGAATGAAGTGGGTGAGGAAGCGGGTGCGCGCCCACTCGAGCATGTTCACGGTGATGGCGGCGTTGGCGAGGAAGAAGTCCGCCGGCCGGGCAAGGCTGTTGTCCACGTGCGACTCGGCCGCCGCGTGGATGACGGCGTCCACGTATCCGATGCGGTCATCCAGTCCCGACCCGATCGGCGAGCGTAGGTCGTGCCACAGCACCTTCACCCGCGTCGGATCGTACCCATCGATGTCGGTAAGGCGGGCGACGTCGCCGGCGTAAGTCAGGCCGTCGAGAACGACGAGGTTCCAGTCGGTGGTCTCGAGGATGTGCTCGACGGTGTGATGCCCGATGAAGCCGGCACCGCCGGTCAGGAGGATGCGCACTGCACCTTCGCCCTTCGGTCGAGGGCACACCGCCACGCGGTGAGCCACTCCTCGAGGTGATCCTGCGCGAACCAGTCCTGCGCGGCGGCCTGGGCCTTCATGCCGTACTCGATCCGTTCATCATCGTTGGTCATCCAGCGGTTCAACCTGAACCACCACTCCGACGCCGTCGTCGCCGTCTCACACAGGCCGATCTTGCGCGCCAGGCGGTATTCACTGGTGGGACTTGCGATCGAGGGCGTGCCTACCGCCGCGTACTCGAGACCCTTGAGGAAGGACTTCGCGGTGTTGAACGGCACCAGGCGCAGCGGTGTGAGGCCGATGCCGAAGCCGGCGAGGGTCGGGAAGTAGCGGTCGAACGAGATGTTGGGCGACACCTCACCTTGGCCCATCGGTACCTGCAGTTCGTTCAACCCCTCCGCATCATCCGACACGAGGAGTGCGTGCCACTCCCTGTTCGCGGCCAGGGCCTCGAGAAGGCCGGTCCCCACCGACGTCAGGTCCTTGGGATGTGAGCGTGGGTTACCGGCCCAACCGACCGATCGCGTACGCTCGATGCCATCTAGGGCCTTCCCGAACATCTGACGGTCGAGGCGGTTGCGCACGACGGAGACGCGCCCGTGGCCGCCGTAGCGCCGGGCGAGGCTGGGCGTGGAGGCGATCACCCAGTCCGCCTTCGTGCACGCCTCCATCAGGTGATCACGGTTCGCGACCGGGTTCAAGCGTGGGTGAACGAAGGTGTAGGCAACGTGATTCTTTTCCACGGCGTGGAAGTCGTCATCGATCTCGACCGCCACCGCGACCCCGTGCTGCTGGATGAACGGGATAATCGCCTTGACGTGCCAGTGCAGCGGGCGCTGGAAGACGATCAGCTCGCAGTCGGGTCGCGCGACCCCGACGATTGCATCATCCTTGGAGGGAGTTCCGGGCAGGCGCTGCTGGTAGTACACCTCAAGCCTGGGTGACTGATCCTCCTCGACCGAGACCTCGTGCCCCTCGGCTGATGCGAGTCGGGCTGGGAGGCGCATGCGGTAGAACCCACACGCGCCGTAGTCGGCGGGATACACCTGGACGCGCACGAGGCGCGCCTAGAACGGAGGTTCGGCCGGCGGGTCCTCGGGTGCAGGAGCCTCCGCTTCGGGTTCGGGCTCGGGAGTGGGTTCGGACTCCTCGGGCTCGGCGGTCTCCTGGCCCTGGTCCTCGGTGGGTCCGGTGCCGATCCAGTTCCCATCCTCATCGAGGTACTGGGTAGGTGGCTCAGCCTCGGGTCCCGTGCCGACCCAGTTGCCGTATTCATCGAGGTTGGAATCGTAGGGCATGTGCGAACCTTATCCCACCCGGCGTGTGAGACGTGGGAGGTCGGGACTCCACACCATCGTCGGACGTGAGACGCGATATGGGTTGTACGCGTCGAGGAACGCGTCCACGGGTGGAAGCCCAATGCGTCCCTCGGGCAGACTGCGAAAGTCCACGAGCTGCATGTTCATGCCGAGGCGACTGATGGAGGTCGTCTGGATGGGAATGGAGCATGCACCCGTGCCACACGCACCCAGGAACGTCTTCCCAAGTTCCATCGCGGCGTGTCGACCCATGGGCGTCGGGACCCTGCCGAACGCGACCGTCACCGACCAGGTGTCCTGCATCGTGTCGGGCAGGTCCATCCGCTGGCAGCACGGCCAGTACCGAGGCAGGCCCTGGGAGTCCGGGAGACGCACCAGCCATCGCTGCTCATCGACGCGGTAGTCCGCGTTTGGTGTAAGGACGACGCCGTCCACCTTCACCTCGGTGACGGCCGTAAGCGGCCAGTACCCGAGGTCGAGCGCCTGCAGGGTGTCACACCCGCAACCCCACAGCCACGCGCCGGTCGTTCCCCACGCCCATCCATACCAGCCGTACCCGGTCACCCACGGATAGAAGCCCGAGCAGTCCTGTCCGTAGGGTCGGGAGGTCTCGATGCACTCACCCGGAAACTGCATTGCACTCTTGAGGTACAGCCACTCGGTCGCCTGGTCGAGTGCGAACTGGATCTGCAACGGTGACACCTCGTTCGGGTCCACACCGCAGTAGTCCACGAACTCGTCCCACTCGACCCACGGGCTGCACAGACCCGCGAGGGTGACCTGGCTGGTGGGAGGTGTGATGTCCACGGTCGTGGACTCGACCTCGAAGCGTTCGGTCGCGGTGATGGTCTGCGCACCGGTGCCGACCCAGTACACCTCATACTTCCCGGCCTGGGGCAGCGGGATCAGAACGGTGTACACGCCGAGGCTGACGTGGATGACGCTCGCCGAGCCGTCCACCTCGGTGAAGTCGGGAAGACGCCACATCACGGTGACGGTGGCCGGGTCGACGAGTGCGCCGTTAATGCGGAACTCGACCCGGCAGATGCGATCCGAACCTACGACCGGCATGTTCCCATCCTAGTCCTCGCAGCCTTCCTCGAATGTGATCGTGGCCGTTCCCTCACTGCACGACGTCGTCGCGGTCCCATCCTCCCACGTGACGGTCGCCTCACCGTCTTCGAAGGTGACCTCGATGCAGTTCACGGCGTCCAGCAGAGGCATCGCCTCGAAGTGGAAGACGGCCGGTACGAGGTTGACCGTGCCCGGGGGTGGGGCGAGTGACGGGGTGACCTCCGCGATGCGGATGTGCGCACGTCGCTGCTGAATCCACCTGCGTCCGCGAACCACCTCGGGAACCGGCGACACCTGGGGTGCAAGTTCCTGCGCCGTGAAGGTGAAGACCGCGGGAACGAGGTCGACGACGGTCGCTTGCGGACGCGGCGGTGTGTAGGCGACGCGAACCCGGGAGCGAAGCGGCGGACGCAGCCGACGGCGAACGTCGATGATTGGTGTGTCCTGCGCCTCGAGCGGCGGAGGCATGATGATCTGCCGACGACGCGGGAGGATCTGCTGCTTGCGGCGCTGGCTGGGCGCGGGTTCGGTGACGGTCGGAACGAGGACGCTCGCCGTGAAGGTGAACGTGACCGGGACCAGGTCACTGGGCAGGACGTCGCGGCCGACGAAGTTGACCGCGTGTATGCCACGATCGCGCGGTGGCACACGCCGGCGGTACTGCGGTGACGTAGGTGGTAGCGGTGCCTCAAGGAGTGACGGAGGCGCGTCCCAGACCTGCGCCCGACGCACACGCTGCACGGTACGCGGATTGCGTCCGGTAACCTCGGTGAGCTCGATGACGACCGGCGTCGGCGCGGTTGTGATGCGGCGTTCACGCGGGAACGGAGGTGTGATGCGCCTGCGCGGAATCGCCTGCGTGGCGATCGTTGTTACCTGCGGCGCCAGCGGTGATGCTGTGAAGGTGAACGTGGCCGGGACTAGGTCGACGGTGACGCGCGGGACGGGGATGTTCCCGCCGGCGCGACGCTTGGGCCGCGGCGGAATGAGGTTGCGTCGGATCGCCTGCGGCGGGGCGACGGGTTGGTCGGGTGTTGGCGCGAGCCAGACCTTCGTGTGACGTGGGAACGGAGGCTGCACACGCTTGCGCGGTGTGACCTCCGTTCCGATCGCGACCACCTGCGGCACGAGGACGGATGCGGTGAAGGTGAACGTCGCGGGAACGAGGTTGGACTCCGCGGGTGGCACCGCCGGGTAGAAGGGTGCACCCTGGGCGCGCCGCTGCCGGCGCGGCGGCATGACCGGCTTACGGGTCGCCTCCGGGAGGGTGAACGCCTCAGTGCTCGCGGGTGGTGCCCAAATCTTCGTGTGACGCGGTCGCGGCTGGATGCTGTTGCGCCGTGGAATGACCTCGGTCGCAACGGTCGTGACCTGCGGGCTGAGCGGCTGCGCGGTGAACGTGAACGTCGCGGGAACGAGCGAGACGTACGTCGGGAACTGGGAGAAGGTGACGCCGCCGCGCGCGGGTCGCGGGGGAACCCGCCGGGGCTGACGTACCAGCGGCGGAGGAACGGGCGTCGTCTGCGGAAGCGGCGCGTCATACACCCGCGCCTTCCGACGGTTCGCCGGCTGCTTCTTACGATGCTCCCGGTACGGGTCGGGAACGAAGACGGACTCGGGCGGAGGTGTGACGACCTCCCACGGCGGTTCCCACACCCTGCCGCGTCGGGCCATGCCACGCTGCGCACCACGTGATGCACGACTCTGAACGATGGGGGTGAAGAGAGGAGGTGACTCGACCTCGAGGATGTGAATCGAGGCGGGTGTCCAGACGGGCAGAAGCTGGATGGCCTCGCGGTACTCGCCTGGGAGGAGGACGACGTTGGTGCCTAGCACGCCGTCACCTCACTTGGTGGGGGGTCTGCTCCCTGCCTCGTCCGGGTGTGCCGCGTGATCGCCCGACGACGTGTGCGTCGCGCGCCGTACCACCTGCGCCGAAGTGGCAGAGCCAGGTAGTACCGGCAGGGGACGTTCGGCCGCGGCGGAACGTGCGTCATCGCCGCGGGCCTCGGGTGCTGAGGCACGAAGCCTCCGCGCGTGGGTCGCGGAATCACAGCCCACCCCTACGAATGAGTGCCTGCACGACCCCGTCTAGGTTGCGGGACAGCACGGAGATCGTCTGCCCCTCCGCGGGTGGAGAACAAGGTGTGAGAGTCACGGGTGCGGTGCCCGTCAACGTCGTACCTGTGTTGGTCAGTGTAAGCGATGGCCCAACATCGGGGTAGGAGTCGAGGTCTGCACCCTCGAGCCCGAAAAAGAATGTCGGCGTGCCGCCGTCGGTGAGTGGACACAGATCGCCTGTGCGGAGCTCGTTCATTTCCGCTTCGGTCAACTGCCACGGAACGACGAACGGGGCGAAGATCGAGCCGGGGAACGAACCGGTTGTGTTGCCCGTCCATTCCGTGAACGGGCCGGGGTCGGCTTCGTTGTGATTGCCAACACAGACGGCGGTGCCGCCGGTCATGCGGGAGCCGCCGCCTGTGCCAAGCGCGTTATGGGTCTGTTCGACTACCGCGCTGCCGACGGTGCCTATCCAAATTTTGTAGTTCGCCTCGACCGTGCCACCATCGCCGACGCCACAAACGAACGTCCACGTGCTGTTAGAGAAAGCGAACTGGTCGCTGATCGTCCCGCAATGCCCGCCGCCCGTGTAGCCCTGACCAAAGTAGATACCGTTTGTGCCGCCACGCGTGCCGAGCATCTGAATTGAGTTAGTGCCGTCGGCGATTTCGATGATCCCCTGAAACGCTGACGTGTCCCCGGTCGTCTTGATCCAACAGCCCATCGAGAATCCGCCGCTGTTTATGGCGGTGACGGTGGCGCCGTCGAGCCGGTCGGAGTCGCCGCCGGTGAATGTGCGAGTGCGGGTGTCGCCGCCAAACCACTTGTCGAGCAGGTACGACTCGACCAGGTCGATGTCGTCCGAGTCGAGCGCCGTGTCATAGATGATGACTTCGCCGACGTAGGAGCCGGGCATGTTGCCGAGGCCGTTCTCGGACCCGGCACGACGACCGAGGTTCGTTGGCGCTGTCATACCTTCGGACCCGACGTCTACGCCGGTGAATCCGACAGCACCGTTCAGCCGAGTGTGGGACGACGCGCCGTCAAACACGACCGTTGTGTAGTACGGGATGTCTGCGTCTACCTCGTAGGCAGCACCGGGAAACGGCGGAGAGGCGGTGCCGAGGACGAAGATCGACCCGCCGTTGACTGGGTGATAAACGATCCCACGGTCGTTTGCGCCGCGCATGATGTCCTCGACGCCAGCGGACATCGACGCGAAGTAGATGATCATAAACACGGTGTACGGCTGAGAGATGGCAAACGATGTGTTGCGCAACCCGAGGCCCGGACCAGGCCATATCGCCACACCACGACCGTTCAGCGTTGCTGGCGCGTAGTCAGGCCCGGCGCCGCCGCCGAGCACGATCTGGTTGAAGCCACTACCCGACTTGTCCACGGCACCTGTGATCTCGTCGCTGACGATCGTGAGGGAAGCCACGTCATCGAAGTCGAGCCACAACTTGCAACCGTCGATCGCCCCGGTCGGGTCGACCGTAGGAGCGAAGCCGATCATCCCACCGGCAGCGTCGATGCCCGGCGACCATGTGACGGACGCCGAGCCGGTCGCCCCGACCCCGAAGGTCTTAGAGGAGACAAGGATGCGATCGCCACCCCCAAGGCTCTCCTCGGTCCATCCTGAGATTGACGGCGGGGTGGACGGTGAGCCGACCGCGTCGGACACGTGGAAGCCGACGAGGCAGAGTGTGTCAGCTACGGCGACCGTGACACCGCCGACCGCCAGCGAGGTCGGCTCGGCGGTGTCGACGGCGGGGGTGCCTTCGAGCGGGGTCTGACCGACGTTAGCCCCACGGACGATGAACGACGTCCACCGGATACCGCCGACATCACCGGTCGGCGTCCACGTAGAGGGTTCCGTGCCGTCGCGGACCTTGAAGAACCAGCCGAACCAGCTGAGCGTGAAGCCGCCCTGCATGATCGTGGTGAAGCCGTCGTCCTCGAAGTCCCACGTGGGGGCACCGGAACCGGACAGGTTCACACAGTGGATGACGTAGATGTCGCCGGCCACGCCGCCGGTCGGCCGGTCGACGGCGCCGGCTTCGCCGTAGGTGAGACTTTCGACGACGGCCGGCATAAGCCTAGTCCAGGAGGGAGGTGAGTCCCACCGTGAGATCACCGTTGGTGTAGGTTACGGATGAACGTGCGACGAGGAGCCCGAAGATCGACGTCGAGGACGTTCCACACACGTAGTCGGCGCTCTGAAACACAACGGATGCAACGGAGTTCGCCGAACCCGGGAAGGCCGCCCAGTCGGTGGTGAGGATCGGCACCCATCCCACATATGAGTCCATGTCGAAGTTCGCGTCGGCGACGTTAACCTGCTGCGAGTCGGTGCTCGTAACCGTAGGTGACGTCACACTCCACACGTGCAGCTCGAGCGCGGCCGTCTGCGCACTGCGGTCGAGGATGCGAAGCAGCGAGAGACGCCCACCCGCGCCGGCGAGTCGCGCGGCTCCCGTGAACGTCATGAGCCCACCGACCTGGTCGCCGGTGACGTACGCGGCTGCGCCGATCGTGGGCGTGACGTCCGGAAGCACCGCCGAACGAATGCCCCGTACGAACCCTCCGATGCCCTCTCCCACTTCTTACTCACCTCCCAAGCGGTACCTGTTGAAACGCCAACCGTCGGTTACGATAATGCAACCCGCGTTGGCCGTGCCCATCGTGACGGTCGCTCGGAACGTGACCGCACTGGCGAATGAGGTCGTAAACGGAGTGCTGTTGCCGCCTACACGTATCTCTCCAGCGGTTGAGAGCGCTTGCCACTCTGTCTCCGCGGCCTGAGCCTCGAGTGTTTGGTACAGTTCCCACCGAGACTGGGTTTCGGCGATGGTCTTGAGAAAGCCCGACCACCGCAAGACGTAGGGTCGGTTCGCCGATGACGGAAGAGTGTCGGACGCCCCGCTGTCGGCGATCAGCGATCCACCGATGTAGAGGCGATAGCGAAGAGTGACTCCCGCTCCGCTGTTGTTCCAGTTTCGTCCGGGGATAAGGATCTCCCAGAAGTCACCGACTCGAATCACACCCGCCGGGAGAGTGTAGTTCATAATGTCGAACTCTGCCGTGCTGTTGCCTTGTTGGGCGTTGTCCGTGCTATAAGCGACGATGGTTCCCACGTTGATGGTACGCATCGGCATTAGCGCTCATCTCCGAACGCGTTAAAGCTGACCGTGCTCGAGTTCGCGCGCACCGTGATGACGTCGGACGCGTCACCCGTGATGCCGGCGATGAGGACACCCGCCCACAGGCCGTCGAGCGGAACGTCGAAGAGGACGTAGTGCTGCGCGGCGATGCCGGCGCCGTTCGGCCTGATCGCAACCCGCACGAGGGCCGAGGTGGATACCTGATTGCACACCCACAGCGATGAACACACGAAGCTCATGTTCGCCGGGCACGTGTAGAGGTCGGTGTCGGTGTTGAGCGTCGGGTTTGCCTGCCCCAGGACCTTGTACGCCATCAGCTCGCCGCCGGGAGTTCGACGCCGAACACCGAGAACGAGCAGTGACCCTTGATGCGAATCGTCGCGCCCGCGTCGAGCGGAAGGGTGACGGTGCGAACCTCCTCGCTGTCGAAGGGAATGTCGTACCAGATGTAGTGGCGAGGCTGGGTGAGGTTGTTCGAGTCGGGGTTGACGACCGACATGCGAAGGGAAAGCTCGGCGGTCGGGAAGAACCCAAGCACGGCCGTCGTGATGACGACGGTCACGTACGCGCTGTAGCCGTCGGGCACGGTGTACGCGACGACCTCCGTCTGGGATCGTCCCTGATTCTGCCCGAGAAGGCGCGTGGCGACCGGCGCCGCCTGCTGGTTCGACCGCACGGTGCCGTACGCGAAGAGTTCCCAGTTCTCTCGGTTCCAGAACGGGTACATGTAGCGCGTGGACTGGGGTGGACGAAAGCGTCGCAGCCCGTGACGGCGCGCCGCCTGCACACTTCCGGTTCCCGCTCCGCTCTGCGCCATCAGCCGTACACCACCGTGATGCGGCCCCACACCGTGACGGCGGTCGTGACCGAGGCGAGGATCATGAGCCCAAGTGACGCACCGTCGAACACGCGCTGCATGGGCGGGAAGTCATACATCAGGGAGACCTTGTTCTCGATGTTCGCGATCAGGCCCAGTGAGCAGAGCTTCTTCTGCAGCACAACGGTCGCGACACCCGCCGACGCGGCCGTTGCCACGTTGATGGTGGAGATGGCCTGCACACCCTTCTCGCCCGCGACCTCGGGGAGCTGAAGTGCGGTGTGCGCGTCCGTCGCCGCTGCCGGAAACGTCAGTGAACCACCGGCGAGGCCCGATGAACCGTCACCCGAGGTGTACGAGTTCATCGAGAGGATCGGTGCGGTCGTCGTCGTGGCCGTGGTGACCTCGAGCCAAGCCTCCACATCGGCGGAGGGACCGTTGCCCGCGTAGCGCGGAAGAGCCACGGAGGACACGGTCTTGTTGCCCGTGCTGCTGAGGGCGATACCCGACACACCGACGAGGCGGTCGTACAGCAGCAGCGTGCAGTTCTGGGTTGCACGTGCCTCGAAGAGGATCGCGAACTTGAAGTCAGATGACTGGTCGGTGAAGAACATCGACCCGACGGCGTCGTCGTACGCGGTGCCCGGTGTAGTGGCTGGGTCCGCGCCCGCACCGGGGCGACCCGTCGCCTTCCACAGCGTCTGATGCTGACCCGCGGCCTCGGCGGCCGCGGGCGCGATCTTCATGAACTGGTACTCGTAGACCTTGCCGAACTGGGTCGTTTCGGCGATGACGTCGTCGTACCCGGTGAAGCCTGGCATCACCCCTCCTTAGGAGCGTAGGGGGTGAGGCTTACTCCTCCCACTCGAACGACAGCACGTACAGGTGCGAGGCGGGAAGAGCGTTGCCGACGTTCTGCACCGCGATGCCGTTCGCCGTGCCCTGGTCACAGATGAGCTCTTCCTGGAACTCCCACGGAACGTCCATCGCCGACTGCGTGTTGATGGTGGGCTTCGCGAGGAAGTTCGCCGACACCGTCGGGTTGCCCGACCACGTGAAGTCGAGGCCCGTGATGACGGATGCACCGGAGCGCGGATCCATCGGGATACCGGCGGAGTTGCCGGTCTGGGTGCCACGCGCCGTGGCGCGGGCGATGCCCACCGTCACCTGCTGTGACGTTGGGACGGATGCACCGGCGCGAACGCCGATGATGATGCGACGCAGCTTGTAGTTGGCCGACGCGCCCGCGACGAGGTTGCCGAACGTCGTGGGCGCAGCGGCGAGGGCGGCCGCAGATTCGGTCGTCACCTTGAAGCGGGCCATTGCTTACTCCTTCTCGCTTGGGTTGGGCCAGACCTGCGCCCGGATGGTTACCTCGAGGACCTGCTCGTCCGCGTAGACGAAGATGCTTGCCCGTCCTCGATCCATACCCGCGGCCCCGTTCACGTAGCCTTCGAGGATCGCGAGCACATTCTCATCGGCGACTCCCGCTCCGGTCGCGGCGGACCGCGCATCCTCGAGGGTCGCGAACTCGAACTCCTTGATGTCTGCCACAGGTCGTTCTCCTACGTGGCTCGAATGACGTCGTTGGGTGTGTTCACCGTGAAGTCACCACCGTTGGTGACCTGCGGGAAGTTGCTGTCGTGGAAGCTGATCAGGTTGCGGGTCGCATCCGTACCGCCACCCTCCTCGTAGAACACGACGGCCCGCGCGGTCCAGCCGCTGGCGCCGTTCCACGTGATGGAGTCGCTGTCGAGGTTGGCGCGGTTGTTCACATCATCCTGCGTGACGGTTCGTGATGTGACGAGCTTGCGGGCGTAGCCCGTGCCGCTGGCCTCGAGGATACCGGTCAGCGCTAGCAGTGCGGCGACCGTGAGAAGGTCGGGATCGAACATCTGCGACGGGGTGGTCGCGTTCGTACCGATCACCAGTGCACGGATGTCGGTGGTATCCCAGTCGAGAAGACCCGACGTGAAGCGCACCTTCGCGACGTTGTAGACCGTCTCACTCATCGGTGATCACGTCCCCTCGACTTGGGACAACATCGGTGAGTGCACCCGTCTCGACGTCGAGGACCGTGAACACGATGTCCGTCTCGTCGGCACGAAAGCTGATCGCATCCACGACGCCTTGCCCTTCGATGGGTTCATCTCCATCGACCAGGACAAGCTTGTAGGTGACGTTGCCTCCGAGGTCGGGCACGGGCTAACTGTACCTTCACTTGGTGTCGAGGGGCGAGTCGCTTCCACCTACACCTGCGGCTTGGGAATGCCGAGGTGGGCGAGGACGGCGTCCATGCTTGCCTCGAGTTGAAGAACGCGACCGGCGACGAGGTCGTCGTGATCGTCACCGTAGAGCCCGATGTAGTTCGCGTCGATCTTGGCGCGAATGTCCTTTGCACCCTGCGGTCCGATGCCGAAGTAGTCGTCGAGCGTCTTCAGCACCTTGTCCAGCTTCGCTTCCTGTGTAGGGGTCATGTCCTGGGCTCCTGGTCTGAAGGCGGCCTCGATCTGCGCCGAGGTGAGCGTACGTGATGACGAACGGTTGAGCTCGATGTGAATGTGATTCTGATGCAGCTTTCCCAGCGAGACGGACACACCGCGCCAGCCGGTGTCGCATCGCCACTCATCACTCTTGTAGAGAACGCGTTGCACACCGAGTGCCACGTGATTCTGCACGATGAGTTGACGCCACATACGAATGATGGTGTCCGCCGGTGAGCCGGGTGGAATAGGCGCCGGGTTCGGTGCACCCGATGGGAGCGCGGCATTGATGTCCATCGCGCGTCCCTCCGCGTGCACCGACCAACCCATCACCTGCAGGCGGGGCGGTCGGCAGGCGTAGATGCCGTTACCCGCGAGGTTGGGTGATCGCTTGAGGATGTAGTCGTACAACGCTCTTGCACCCCGCATCTCACGGGTGCAGGAGGTTGCCTTCTCGTAGCAACTCACTTGATGAGCGGCGGCTTGCTGGCGTCGTCGTTGTTATCGCGGGCCTGCTTGAAGTCCACGATGACGGATGCAACCGAACCGAGCACGAGGCCGAGCAGCAGCTTGGTGGGCGCGTCCATGTTCTCCAGATTGATCTCAGCGACGGTGACCGTGTCACCGAACTGAGACTCTCCGTAGAGGAACACGGCGGCGATCATCCCAACCCACGACACCAGCTGCGTGACGATGGCCGACTTCTGCGTGCTGAAGTTCGACAACTGCCGTAGGAAGTCGACGAACTTGATGCCAAGGGTGGATAGACCCACCAGTCCTGCGATGAGGACGAGGGGTTCTGTCATGTAAGGCTCCTATGCTGTAATCGGACCAAGATTGGTCGCTTGGATGAGACTGCGAATCGTGTTGGCAGCAGCGGATAATGTGCACGACGCAACCGGGTTGCGGTAGAGACCGCGGAACGTCACCTGATCCGCCGCAACGTCGGCGGGTTGCACAAGGTAACGACGCCCGATGTGAGCGCCGTACAACGCTTGACCCGAACCCTGCACCTGGAACGACTCGACGCAGCCCAAGTCTGCGTCACCCGTGCTACCGCTGATACGGTTCACGACCGTAGCACTCACCACGGTGCCGATGTCGAGACACACCTGCGCGTTTGCGGCGAACGCGTTCGGGTAGGTGGCAAGCATCAGGTCAACGACGTCACCGGCCTCGGCGTCGACCGCAACCTCATAGCCGGTCATCGTCGCCCAGGTTGCACTGTTCGCGGCAACGTCGGCAGTGACGACGGTCTGCGCGTGGTCCTTGACGCCGACACCACCCGATGGGGTGACGCCTCCACACCCAGTGTCACACGAACTTGTCGGCGCCCCGGGCGAGTAGTTGGTTCGGCTCATAAGAGTCCTTAGTAGAGCGACCGGTCGATCTGGATGCCGACGTGCATGTACTGCTCCCAGGCGACGACGACCTCACGCTCGGCGTACACCACTGTGTGGTTGCGCAGTGCGTCCGTGACGGCCGACCACGCACCTTCATCCTCGGGATCATCGGGAATGTTCGGGATGGTCAACACCGGACCCAACCGGATCTGCGGCACGGGGGTCGCATACGCCCACACGACGTCGGGTGTAGCGGGTTGCCCACCCGGACCTTGACCCGTGTAGCCGCGCCCGGGCACGATGAGGTTGCCCATGGGGCTGACGAATCGTTGTCCGCCGCGTAGGCCCGGTTCCTTCGTGACGGAGCAGGTCTCCATCCACGGGACGATCTCGAACGGGCGAACGTGGAAGACGGCCTGCTGCCCGACGGAGACGTCGGCGACGATGTCCTCGAGCGCGGCGAGTGCGCTGCGCGGTGAGAGTGGACCGCCCGCCGGGGTCGCGTCCACGAAGTTCGGGTTGCCGCCCGAGAGGGCGATAGCCTGCGTGCAGATGCCGAGGCTGTTTGTGTAGATCTCGTGCTCGATCAGCTTCGCCTGCGCGGCCTCGAGCTTGCGGGTCACGCGACCCATCCAGTCGCGGGCCTCGAAGGCGAAGGTGCTGCTGCGATCCGCGGCCCAGACGATGAACGAGCAGAAGCACTCGGTGCCGCACTCGTAGGAGGTGTCCTTCGTTACCTCACCGTCGGTGCAGACGCCCTCCATGACGCCCGTGTTCTCGTTGCCCGAACCCTCGGGCAGCCAGCAGAAGCCGTTGGCCCAGTGAAGGTCGGGATCGAAGGTCTCGGGAACCGTGGTGAGCAGGCTGACGCTGGGCGGCAGCATGGGAGGTGCGTTGCGGGCCTCCACAGGGTTGGGCATGACACCATCCTCGCTCGTGGGTGGGAGGGAGGGGCCGTAGCCCCTCCCCTAGGACCACCTTGAACTAGCAGGTGATGACCGTCGCGCCGGTCGGGCCCGCACCGGACGGGCAGACCGTGGAGGTCACCTGGTAGGACTCGATCCCGACGAACGCCAGGTTCTCGAACGTCTCGGCGAAGACCGAGTAGTCGTTCGTCTGGTTGAGCGTCGAGTCCCGCACGAGGCCGAGGTCCAGCGTTCCACCGTCGAGGAAGAGGAACGAACCCTCCGGGTAGAGGTACCAGACCACCGTGGTTGGGAAGCCGAGCATCGCGCCCGCGCTCTGCGCACCGAACTGCATACCCGCACCCGTCGGGGTGTCGAGGTAGAAGGTCGGCGTCACACCGCGTGAACGGAACCAGCTCGTGATCATCTCATCGGTGATATAGCCCGCCTCGGGGAAGCCCGGGAACTGCTGACGAGCGATGTCCGCCCGCATCAGTTCCTTCGTCCACGACGGACCCGCCCACCGGAACTGGCGGCTCTCGGTGATGCGGTGCCGGCTCTTGAAGCTGGCGAGCGCCTGGTCGATCTGCGGCAGCAGGGTGCGGGACGCACCGTACGTCGCCGCCGCCGTGATGGCCGTGGACGACGCGGCCAGCCGGTCCAGGAGCGCGGTCTCCGCGACCCGGGCGTGCTGCGCAAGCGACAGGGCCAGCCAGGTCTCGACCTGCTCGGGGAACGTACGCGCCCCGAAGTTGCCGAAGATCAGATGGCGGTAGATCGCCTGGATGGTGACGGTCTGCTGCACGCCACACGTGACGCGGAGCGGAGCCTTCAGCGCCGTTGGCGGGTAGCCCGACGCATCCTGGGCGGCGGTGCGAATGCCGATGGCGTTCGCCAGGTCCGTGAGCCGCGGAGGTGTGATGAACGTGATCGCACCGCGATCCGCACCGAACACTGGGAACATGTCCCGCACGGGACGATCAGCCCCGGACAGGTTCTGCAGCCCGTAGTACGGCTCGGCCGGGGCGCAGATGCCACCGGACGCGACCAGCGCCTGGGGATCCGCACCCTGCTCGAGTGCGGCGACCAGTGCGTCGACCTTCTCCTGGTTACCGGACGCCTCACCCTTCTTGAGCCAGCGCTCCTCGGGGAAGTCGGCCTTCACGGAGGCAACGATGACGCGGTCACCGTCGCCGGCCCGATCCACGCCACGGAAGTTGCCGCGCCGTGCGATGAACGCCTCGGCGACCGCGGTCATGTTCGGAAGCTCGGCACCCGCCGGCGTGGCCGGGATGTCCGCGCCCGCCGTGATGACGTAGGGCTGGGCCGTCTTGGGAGTGGGCTCGGAACCCTCGGGAGCGTCGAGTCCGTTCGGACTCAGGCTCGCCGTGACCTCCTCGGGTGCGGGTTCCTCGGCCTCAGCCTCAGTGGCCTCAGCCTCGGGGGTCTCCTCGGCCGCGAGGGTCGTGCCCTTGACCTTGTCCTCGCTGGCGGCGACCTCGGAGTCGATCTCCTCGATCTGGGCCTTCAGCTCGGCACGGCGGGCGATCTCGTCGCGGACCTCGGTGAGCTCGGTGCGGAGTGCACCCAGCTCTTGGACGGACTCACTGGTGAGTTCGAGTTGGCGCTTCTCGTTGTAGCGAGTGGCCAGGTCGACCTCGAGGGTCGAGAGCTCTTCATCTGAGAACTCTGTGATGGGCTTGGGCACGGGCGTAGGCATGGTGCTCCTTTGGCACACGTTGACGCAGCGGATTCTTGAGTGGGTTACTCACCGCCGGCGGCTATGCCTCCCGTTGGTTCCTTACCCAGTGATCACCGTATCACCCGTCGCTACCCGGTGAGGTGAAAGAACGGTTCCTGCTGGAACTGGGTACGCAACTCTTCAGTGTACTGATCGGGTGTCGGGATGAGAAAGGGTTGCCCGGGTGTGCCCGGGTGGTTTACCTCGTGGAACCGGTAGATGCCCGGACCGTACGGGCCGTCCGCCCAGTAGAAGACGAGGAGCGGCGCGTTGGACGCGGCGATGGTGTGTGGCTGAGTCGGGTACTCCACGTGTTCGGCGTAGTCAGCCTCGGCCGCGATGCGTACGACGACGCGGGTCTCCGACTCATCGACGACGGTCGGGTCCACGATGGAGTCACGCAGGAAGCCCGTTCGCACGGGTGCGTTCAGGCGTGCCTCATCCGTGAAGTACTGCGCGGTTCGAATCAATGTCTCCCGACACCCGAAGCGAAGCCGTTCACGAAGTGCGTCTGCGTTAGCCACCGCTGTCGTACTTGTCCATCATCTTGAAGATCTTGTCGGGATCGCCCGTGAAGGTAGCGGTGGAATGTCCCGACGGGCCGGCCTCACTGGTCATCCGCCCACCCACTCCGGCCTCCTTCGCCATCGCGGCGGCGCCCTGCTTTCCACCTACGACGTCGACATCATTCACCGTGGCACGACCGCCGTCCACCTGGATGCCGTACGTTTCCTTCAGCTCATCGGCACGGTCTGCACCCAGGCCGAACCCAGTCTTCGCGTCGACCTCAGCCTTGAGGGCGTCCATGCGGTCGCCCTGCATCGACCCACGTTCACCCGAGAACTTCTGTGACGTGCCGTCCGTCATCTTCACGGTGTAGGTACGCACCGATGGGTTGTCCGCCGTCGCCTTCGTCGCGGTGAACTTGACGGACTTCACGTCATCGAGTGACTTACCCTCACCGAGTTGCTTGAGTGCGGCGGCCGTGTCGGGGTGGGAACCGCTAGATTCTTTTCCCCCGTCAGACGACCCACCACCTCCCTCCGACGCGAAGCGGCCGTCGTCGTCACGGGCCTGCTCGAACTCCTCCACATCCTCGTCCTCGAAGACACCGATCGTCGAGCCGACGCGCCCGATCCGTGCAACGCGACGGGCACGTTGGGTTCGCATCACCTGCCCTACCTTCGCCGGATCCTTCTCACGGGCAAACTCGACGGTCGGAAACACCTCGGCGGCGAGGGTCAACATCGTCGCCTCCATCGCCTCGAAGCGTGCGATGAACTCGTCGTCGGTGCCGGGCACGTCATCCTCTGTGAACTCGAGGGTGGCAACGGGTGGGTTCAGCAACGCATCCTCGAGGCGGGCAAGCCGCTCGGCCAGGTTCTCCTCGGGTACGAGGACACCCGCCGCCACCAGGGCGACCGGAACGTCGGCCACGAGTTCGGCGCGGGCGCGCGGGACCGGGAAGCCCGGGGCGTTGACGGCCAACGCCGCCAGCAGCTCGAGACTTCCGCCGATCTTGCGCCAGTCACCCGAGGGTGCGGACGCTCGAAGTGTGCGAAGCGTCGCCTCACTCACGTCGGGTCGAACGGCACCCGCGACCCAGATACCGATCGCGTCCTCACCGCAGGCGAGGTCGGCGACGGCGGTACCGGTGTTGTCGTAGTGTCGCGTCACGTCGTGTGGACTGAGGCGGGTCGATGTGGACGCGTGACCCGTGCCCAGGGTTAGCGGACCGGTCGCGACCTGCTTGCCCTCGCGGGTCAGCACCGCACCGGTGCGGAAGTACGCGTAGTCACTCTTGCTTGGCGGCGGGGTGAGGCACTGGCCCAGGTGGCCGGTGTGGCACGTTCCCCAGGTTGCCAGGTGCCCGTACACCCGACCCTCATCCGTGATCGTCAGCGCGGTCGGGGCGGTCAGGTTCGGGTTCTCGAACCACGTCTCGGGTGGGCGACACGGAATGCAGTCGCCGTCGGCGGACGCAACCAGGTTGACCATGAACTCGGCGGATGCGGCGACCGCCTCCTCGTTCGCGATGCGGGTGTTTCCGAACGCGGGAAAGGGAAGCACGGTGGTGCCGATGATGACGCCCGACTTGATCAGCTGACTCATGCGGTCGCTGCCGTCCTCGGCGAGGGTGACCTCCGTGTCCGCATCGGCGATGTCCGCCGAGTTGCCCGTGAGGTACCCGCCGTCCACGAGAAGGTCGAGCTTCTCTCCCTCCGCGAGGGGGACGTAGTCACCGCGACCCCAGATCTGCGACGACTTGGGATCCTCGGTGCCGTCCTCGTTGCCGCGCCATGCCTCACGGATCGTTCCACCCAACTCCGAACCCTCGTGACCGGGCGTGTTCACGGTCTTGAACATGACCGGGAAGGGCGGGTCGCGCCACGTCAGCCCACCCTGGGCGAACGAACGCCCGTCGTTGGTGACCTTCGACTCATCGACGATGAGGATCTTGAACGTCTGCTTGCCCTCCTCGGGTGCGCGCTCATCCTCATCCTCGTCATCCTCAGTGTCGTCGGACGCCGCCTCCTCCTCCTCCTCCTCCTCGCCCTCTTCCTCGTCCTCGTCACTCGAGGCAACGAGTGCGGCGAGCTCGGCGGGTCCCTCGAACGCGGGCTCCCACGACGCGATGTCGAGGATCAGCTCGTCGGTGATGGGGGTGGAGAGTTCGGAACGTGACAGGGTAGCGACCCGCGCGTTCGTCTCATCGTCGCGCAGGACGAGCCACCGGTCACCGTCCTCAGCTCGACCAATGACCTGGAACGTGTGCATGATGGTCATCTTACTCCTCCTCACCTGAAGTGAGCGTGAAGGACTGCACAACGGCGCACAGGCAGCCGTTGTGATCACCCGGGTGGTAGTACTCGGTACCGAGCCAGGCGTCGTCGGGGTTCACCTCGAGTGCCGGGTCACTCCACGATGTGAACGAGAGCCCGTCGAGGTCGAGGTGCGGGTCGAAGCTGTTGCGCACGGCGGGTCCGTAGTCCCACTGC